CAATCTTAGGTATTAAATTCGAAGCTGCGACTGGAGGAACTGGTACGACTGGAGGAAATGACAAAAAAAATAAGGAGCCAGAAAAAAAGAAAGAGGAGACCAAACTAGAGAAACCGGAAGAAAAGAAAACGGAAGAGAATAAAACTAGCGCACAAACTCCAACAACAGAAAACAAGGAAACTAAGTTAGAGGAAAAAATTTCCCCAACTACCCCAGCAAAAACTGAAACTTCCTCAACAAATACCCCTATAAAAGAAACAGAACAACAAAATTTATCTAGTGTGATAATACCAGAGGGTGGAAGCACAGGAGATAATCAAAATAAACAAACAGAAGGTACGAATCAAAATACGACAACTTCTACAGAGACAAAAACAACAGAAACAAAAACAGAAGGTGGAGGAACAACAAACACCCAGTCAGAAACAATAAAAACTGAGGATAAAACAGCAGCTGAAGATAAACAAAAAATGGATAACGAAATGGCAGAGAACATGAAAGCTATGGTAGGCTTACTAACACGCTTAAATAACACACTCCAAAATCCATTAGTTGTTATCCCGAATAATAAAAAGTTTGGCTAGGGGGTTTACTTTTTGAAACCTATTTTATATATTTGTAAGAAATAAACCTAAATAATATATTATGAATAAAAACTATGAAATTACGAAGGAACTACGAGGCACTTTAGTAGAGTTCCTTAGTATGTACGGAGGCTACAAAGAATGTTTAGAACTTTTAGAAAATGGGGAGAAATTAGAATTTAATGAAGAAGAAGTCAATAAGATATTAAATCTTCTTGGCGTGTTTAGACTTATGGATACATTCCATATAGTAGAGCGCTTTAAAATCGAGGTTACACCACTAAAAAGCGCAGAATCTGATGAGCAATCAGAACCTACCGAAGAGCAAGCAGGATAAGATCGATTCCCTATATTTAAGAATGGCCAAAGTTTGGTCGGAGAATTCCCACTGTAATCGAAATAAGGTAGGTTGTCTAATTGTAAAAGATAGACAAATCATATCTGATGGATATAACGGAACACCCTCCGGATTTTCTAACGAATGTGAGGACTGCAACAACAATACACTTCCAACTGTATTACATGCAGAAGCTAATGCCATAACTAAAATAGCAAAAAGCACTAACAGTGCTGAGGGATCTACACTTTATGTGACTCTATCCCCTTGTTTTGATTGCGCTAAACTAATCATCCAAGCGGGAATAAAAAGAATTGTTTATTCTGAAACCTACAGAAACACAGATTCTTTTAAACTTTTTGAAGAAGCAGGAATAGAAATTAAAAAAATAAACGTTTAAAAAAGAAATTAAAAATGGCAGTAAAAAACATTCAAGAATTGGCAGAGAGTTTTATGAGATCATCATCGGAGAAGGACTTCGTTGAATTATATAAAAGAATTAAACCAGGGCTACTAAATCATTGTAAATCTATTTTAATGGAGCAAGAAGCAGCAGAAGACGCTGTTTCAAATACAATGGCTAAGATATGGACAAAGATCTCTCAATATGATCCTACAAGAGGTAATTTTTCCACTTGGGTCTATAACATAGCTAGAAACGAATCCCTAGGCATCAAAAAGAACGAGGATCGATATCTTCCCATGATTCAAGAAGTGGTTAGAAGTAACGATGATTCCGATGATTTGTCTTTCCCTACTATTACATCAGCGGCAATAACATTAGAGGCAGAATTTGATTATGTTAATGTTGAAAATGATGAGATGGAAGATCTATACGATAACGTCGTGGAAAAAATGAAAGACCTACCAGAAATATATAAGGATATACTATTCGATAGGGAAATACTTGGAATGAGATACCAAGAGATTGCCGATAAATACGGAATGAAGAAAAGAGCGATTGCTACAAGAATTAGAAGGGCAAGACTTAAGGTAAGGGAAATGTTTCCTGGAGTTAATTTAACTTTTAACGACTAATGTAACTTTTTCCTTTAGATAGATATAATTGTTATGAATTATCCTTTTAAAAGAGTTATAAACGACATTAGAAATTATTTCTTTATAAGGAAGACTATAAAGAAAAATATCAACACAATTGAGTGGGAAAAATATAAGCTACGTGTCGATTGGATCGGAAGGATCTATACGGTGGTTAATCTTCCACCTGAGGTTATTTATTCTCCAGATTCTCCAGAAGAAATAAGACCTGCTTATGTTCTTGAAGAGTCCCGTCCTATTAACGAGTATCTGACTAGACTTAATCTACAGGAAATAATAATGCCCGAGCTAACACCTATATCTAATTCTATATCGTACCTTATTATCTATAGACCTTATTTCCAAAGACTTTCTATTAGATGGGTCATATATCGGATAATATTAGTCCTTTTGCTACTTTGGCTACAATATAAGTTTGGCTTAATTAGTTGGATCATTGGTGGTATTTCATACTTTTTTACTGATGTTATATTCTGAAGTTAATATAACCAGACAAGCTTTTCCTTGGGGAAGAGCTTATGTAATAGAAGGAGCTGATCAAGCTCCTTTAATTTTGCCGTCCGTTACTACGGTCTTAAAATTAGTTAAGAACGAAAAATACGAAAAACTAAGAGAGCAATTTGGCGAAGAAAGATGGAATAAGATTTTGTATGACGCTGCTGAAAGAGGCACAGTTATGCACAGGATGCTTGAACTGTTTCTTTTAGAATGGGCAAAAGAAAAAGATGTTGATCGATCTTTAAAAAAAGCACAGATATTTGCTATCGAGGAATCGAGAAGAGATGATGGTAAGTACACTAAGTATGTTAACAAAGGAAGAGATCTTTTTTGGAATTTTTATCACGATAAATTCTGGGAAAACATTCTAGAGGTCGTAGATAACGAAGCCTTCCTCTACACGACTTTTAAAGGCGGATGGGCAGGAGCTTGTGACTTTGTTTATCGTGATCTGGAAAATTATTTGATAGTAGAAGACTTTAAATCTTCAACCTCTCTTAAAGACGAAGAAGATATATTAAGCTACAAATTACAAATAGCTGCTTATATGTTCATGTGTGCGGAGAAATACGGGGAAGTTCCTAAAATGGGGAAAATACGTATTGCAAATGAGCAGACATCTACTATACAAACATTTACAGTACACGATTACGAATTAAAGGAATATCTCGGGCAATTTATAGATCTTGCTAATAAATTCAGAGAAATTCACGGTATATAGGAAACTTATCTTTTAATAATCAATATAAAAAATAAAAAACAAATGGCAAAGAAAGCACAATTAGAACCTGAAGTAATAGAAATCGCTAACGAAAAGAAATTAGAAGAGTTCGTTGACAAGATAGACAATGAAAAAGTTGAATCTATAAAAAAAGACTTAGAAGGATATAAGACAAGCCTTAAAGATAAGGAATACGCCGTATCTATGCCTAAGGAGCTTTTAAGAAGATTTGAAACATTCATGAGAGAAGAAGTTGAATGGAGATCTAAAGAGGCTCTAGGAGTTACAGAGATCATAAAAAGAATCGAGGCAGTAAAGAAAGAGGGTATTAAGGATGGCGTTGTATATTTCACTAATCTTGAAGCCGAAGCATCCCATTATTTTTTAATGAAATGGTCAGGAAAAGGCGAAGCAGAAATTAATGACTTTATTTCTCTTTGGAAAACTTTCGAAGAAACTCTTATGCTGATCCAACAAGATAACGTAGTACTTAAAGATCTAGAGAGACAACTTGCAGCAGCTGAGCAAGGAATTGAGCTAGAATAAGCTTATCAATATATTAAACTAGAAGACTGGGTTTTATCCCAGTCTTTTTTTGTGGATATATAAAGATATATGAAAAAGAAATTACTACCTTGGATAATTGCCTTATCCGCTCTTTCTGTTTCTGGATCTGCAGCTTTTTATTCTGTTTCAGGATTAGGTAAAATGTTTGCAGGAGCTGCTGTGCAAGTAATGGTATTAGCAGGGAGCTTAGAATTTGCTAAGCTAGTAACAGCTTCCCTGCTTTATCAATATTGGAGGAAACTTAATTTAGGTCTAAAGCTTTATCTCTCTATAGCAACTTTAATATTGATCGTAATAACATCAGCAGGGATATATGGGTTTCTCTCTTCAGCATACCAAGAAACGGCATTTAAAGTACAGAATCAGGATAAAAATATAGAGATACTTGACAAAAATATTTCTATCATACAGAGTGAGATAAAAAACTTTGAATCCCAAGTAGAACAGAAGAATGACAGGGTCACACAATTAACATCAATAAGAACTAATTTACAATCCACACAGGATGTTTTAATCGAAAAATCTAAATCAACTAATGCAGTAAGACAGCAGATAAAAGATGTGGATTCAGAGATAAAAAGAATGGACTCGGAGGTTTCTGTTTTAAATGATTCAATATCCTCTAAAAATACAAGGATATCCTCCATAGAAAAACAAAAGCTTGATGTTTCTTCAAACTCTGATCTAGCTAGAGAGGTAGGTCCTTTGAAATATATTGCAGAATTAACAGGCAAAGACATAGACAGTGTTGTTAACTGGTATATAATAATCTTAATGCTTGTATTCGACCCATTAGCAATAGCTCTTGTAATTGCAGCAAACTTTGCATTTGAAATGAGCGAGGAAAAAAAAGAAAAAGAAATGAGTGAAAAAAAAGAAGGTAAACTTAAATCCATATGGAACAGAATAGTTTCGTTTAATAAAAAGAAAGAAAAGTTAAACAAAACGGGGGATACCCCTGAAGTTCCCCCAGTATTTGAAGAAGCCCCTATCCAGGAGGAAATTATTACGGAGGAAGAAATAATCAACGAAAAAAAAGAGATCCTAGAGAATAATAAACCTGCAGTAGATATGAAAAAAGAATCTGCGGAGAAAGAGGAGAATAATGAATCTGCTGAGGATAAATATAATGAGGAATCTAGCTCACATTTTGATAAATCCAGAAGGGAAAGATTTAGAGGAAATCCTGATTCAAGTGGGTCTAGAAAAAACTTTAGAAATAATCCTGGTGGAGAAACAGATCCACTTAGTTTAAGATGATTAAAACAGTTTATACAACAAATCAAGAATACGTAAAATACCTTGATTGTAATCCGGGCGTATATCGTAGAGTATTTTTTCAGACTTGTAATTTAGACATAAAGGAGGGAGCTAATATTTTATCCAGCATTTCTCTTTGTGATTTTAAGCTGGAATCATTAGGAAATTCTGAACTTGGTGGATGTGGAGGATCTCTTAAAAGAAGTATCACATTATCTCCATCCGGCTCATATGTTCTAACAGCTCCAGAGGTTGGTCAAGCTCAGGGAGAGGTTCAAATGATAGTTATTAAAGTAAAATACGAGAAAGGATATCCAGACGAAGAAAGGTATCTAAATTGGGAATACAAAGGAAGCGTATATCCCCTACATACTCTTATGATATTAACAGGAAGAACCGAACCGGACATCCAGTGGCAAGGATGGGATTTAAGCTATTATTCTAACAACCCTCCAAGTCCGGATTTTAGTCCTCAGCCTTATCCTGTAATTACTTCACCAAACCTTTCGTTTGGTGGTATACTATTTAGTAATCCTAGCGATACATATAGTGTTGAATTAGAAATATTTGTTTTTAACTAATGGCTACTCCTCCTACAGTATGTGATACTATTCAATTCGAAGGCGCAATCTTTCAAAGATGCAATCTTCAAGTGGTTAGGGGTACTACCCTGCTTCGAGAGATAAGCCTATGTGATACAAACATAGCACTAAACAATTATTCTAGTTTTAGCGGGTGTGTTTACGGTAATTCCACATTGGTTTTAAATTCTGAAGGACTTGGTGAATTATGCTTTATTATGATTAAGGCGACATATCCATCTACACTTCCAGTTTCTAATAGATTTATAAATATAATATACAACGGATCTTATATGCCTATGGCTAACCTTACTATTCTTACAGGTAACCCATCTGATCTATCTCCTTATATTAATAACAGAGGGTGGGACCTAGATCCAAATGGGAGCGATATAGAATCTCCTTTTTTCAGCGAAGGTGGAATGCTCCTTTATAATCCACACTCAGTTAGAGTAAACGTTGAAGTTATTTTAGGCGGTAATATTTAATTGGGTTTGGAAAGATGTAAAAACTTTAATAGAGTAAGATATATACTAAAAAAGCGAACAACAAATGGAAAAAAATATTAATCCAGAGATCAATAGATTAAATATGGAGGCCTCTAGAAATGCCGCAGACTCTCTAAGAGAATGGGCTGGACTAGGGTCAGAAAAAAGACCTGTTGCATCTTCATTCCTAAACGGATCTACCGCTCAGATGTTAAAAGAATCGCAAATGACCGACCTATCAACAGGAGCAAAAAACAGTGTTTCTTTTAGTTTCGGACTTATTAATACCGTGTCAGCACTTAAAAATAGTTCTTTAGCAGATCTTCCCGCAGGTAAAATCTTATTAGAAAAGTATGATCATTTGTTATTAAGCAGAGGAATTTCAGAAGCTTTTATATTTGAATCATTTTTAGGAGATCTTCAACCTTTCTCTTGGGAAAACTCAGTATCTCCTGTCTTAGAATCTTTAAACAGAACTTTTGATAACAGAAGAAGAGAAATTGAAGTTCTTAAAACCTATGAGACAATGAAAAGTGCTCCAGGAAGAGAGCTTTTTTCTGATGCTACAGACCAGATGAAAAATTGGTTAGTTTCAGAAACTAAATCGTCTGAAACATTAATCCACGGTCTTAAGAGATTTGGATTTAATCCAATGGTAAGAAACCTAGTTAGCTTTCTTTCAATTTACGAAAACGAAAACACAGGAAAATTCCACGTTGGTTTCGATAACGAAGTTTGTAAAGTGGAAAATCTTTATTCACCTATTCACGTAAATGAGAATGAAACAATATTCTACTCAGGAGGAAAATTCTTAAAATTAGATCAAAACAGTGGTTCTATTAAAGAATGTAACATGGATGAGGTTCCTGCAGAACTACAGGATCAAGCTAACATTATTGATGATAGAGACGTAAAAATAGACAACAATAGAATCTCATTAAATATTGGAAACAATAAGGTTGAAATCGTATTTACTAATGAATCTAAAGAGGTTTATTTTGACGGTAAAAGAATCAACGAGAGTGACTTGCCAGTTGCTGTTAGTGTAAGTACTAATAATTTATTAGGAGGATCAAATTCAAAAATATCTAGAGCAGTTTTCGTTGCTCAGAATGCTGATGATATTGTTGATATAGATTTTGGTAAAAAAATCAGATCTAAAATTTATGAAGGCGTAGAGGTAAACATATTTAAAACAGAGCACGCTATTTATGTTCAGACAGTTAATCCTTCAATGAGATTAAATAAAATTTACGAGGCAAACGCAACTCAAGCAATCTCAATAATTAAGGACTTTATTAAGTACGATATTTCTGAATCATTAACCGAGTTTTTAGACGGAGAACAAGCATTCTTAAGCGTTATGAAAAACGATAAGAATGAGATAGTTAAGAACATAGATATTCTAGAAAGAGAATTAATAAAAATAGACGCCCTTAGAAAAGATAATCCTATTCTTGCAGATTCTCATGAGATCGTAACATTACAAGAAAGCATTGAGAATGAAATAGATAATCTTAAAGATAGATGGAACGAGATAAACGTTGAGATATCAAGATTTGAAGGTAGAGTTAAAGTGGTACCTTCTGTTAACGAAGATTTAGGATATCCTATCGACACAGAGATTAGAATCAAAAGAAACGGAAATAAAGGAAGAGTTATTGGAGTTGATGGCAATTCTAAAACATATACCATTCTTTTTAAAGAGGGAAAAACTGGAGAATACTTTTTCTCTGACGTAGAAGATATCGACGATGAAGTAGATCGCTACGATATTAAAGCACCAGATCTTGATTTAGAGTACACAAATGAATCTAATCAAAACTTCGCTAATGCACCAGGCACAAGAGGAGGTTCACACAAAGATTCTAGAATTGAGAGTCTATCTAAAAAGCACATGGCTCAAGCTCCTGATAAAAAGACTGGATCATCTCCTAAGTTTATTAACAACGAAAAAGGAACTATGTCTGGTCTACCTAAGAGCGGTAAATCTGCTCCTTTAACAGGAAGAGGTGTTAAATCTAAATCAGCTAACATGGCAGATCTTCCAAGCAAAGGTAAGGGGGGATCAGGAAAAAAATTCATTGACAATCTTGAAAATTTAGATTTAGCTAAAGCGCCTAGCGCATCTCTAAAAGGATCTGCTAAGTTTATTCAAGACCTTAAGAATATGAATTTATCGCTTAAGGAGAGTCAAAAAAATTCACACGTAGAAAAGGCTCCTAGCGGAAAGACTGAAAAGACTAAGAAGTTTATGGAGGACGAGGACGATTTTAATTTAGCAGGTCCTCACGGAAACAGTAAGAAAAATGGAAGAAGATTTGCAGAAAAAGATAAAGTAGCAAATCTTTCATCTGCTCCGAGAACAAAAAAAAAGTAAATACTAGATCATTAATTGAGTCTATGGCCAAAGATCCTGATGAGGGAGTTGGCAATAGACTCAATTTTGTTTTAGACGATTTGAAAAATTGTTTAACAAAAATAAAAGAACTAGAAACTTCTAGTGAAGAAAACGGTAGAATAGGTATAGGGGTAATTAAGAATTCGAGGAAAAATTTGGAAGAATTAAAGATTGATTTAGAAAAGCAAATAGAAAAGCTCCAAAATAATATTCCACAGCAAGAATGATCTATGTAAAAAACAAAGAGCTAAAAAGAGCTCTTCTCGAAAGCAAAGAAAACGGACAACTAACCGACGAAACAGTAAAGATGTTTACTCTCATAGTAAACGGGATGTCTAAGACACATTCATATAGGGACAACGAAGATCGAGAAGACTGCATCTCATCCGGCCTAGAAGATCTAGTTAAATACTGGAACAGATATGATCCAGAAAAGTCTGATAATCCATTTGCCTTTATATCTCAAATAGCACATAACGGAATGAAGAAAGGCTGGAAGAAAATTCATCCACCTAAATCTCCAAAAACTATTCCTTTTTCTAGAATAGTTAGAGAAGAGAATTCCAATTACAATGTATAACACCAATTGTGGATATAAAAAAATTAAAACCCAATGGAAAGTGGAAATCTGGGAAATACACTCCAGTTAATCCAGGAAAATACATTGGAGATATCCACAATATAATCTATAGAAGCTCTTGGGAGAGGAAATTTTGTCAGTACTGTGACATAAATCCAAATATAACAAAATGGAGTTCAGAGCCAACTTCTATTCCTTATTGGAGTCCAATAGATAAGAAGGAACACAAATATTTCGTAGATTACTACATACAGGTTCAAAAAGGCGAAGCTTTTGAAAATTGGTTAATCGAAATAAAACCAGAAGATCAATATGCCTTAAACAAAAGACCGAAAGAACCAGTAGGAAACCTGACAGAAAAAAAGATCAGAAGCTATAACGAAAAGCTTAAGATCTGGATTACTAATAGGGCTAAGTTTGAAGCAGCAACTAGATTTGCTGAATCTATGGGATATAAATTCGGAGCAATTAACGAAAGCTTTATAATGAGATGATTACTCCATTTAAACAACAATTTGACGACTATAGATCGTCAGTATCTGGCCTTACATCACTACAAGAAGAGTCCTTCATGTTTTGGTTTAAAAATTTCGTCAATAAAAACTCTCAATTCAATCCACTAAATTTCTTACAAGGGAAGGTTTATTCTTTTGAATACAATGATAAGTTAGAAAAGGGAAAGAAGTTTATAAACAGAAGACCTGTTGTTTTCTTTACTGGGTATGACAACTACGAGAAAAAAAATCTATTCAATGGTCTGGATCTTGTTTTAATTCCCCCAATTTTTAGATTGTACTTTTTCGAAAGAGTACAAAATGTTTTTCACGACCAAATAGAAAGAAATATACGTAAGGCTGAAAACGGGGAGGGAAGGGATCAATCGCCACTCAGAACTGAGTATCAAATAATGGAAAATATACTAAAAGGAATACCATATAAGCACTCCTATAGATCCTGGGATTTAAAAAAAGTTAGAGATGTTATGGAAATTCCTTTCGAAGATTGGACTAGAATAGTATATCTTGATACTAAGTCAATTGAAGGGACCCAGCTTATTGAGATATATAATAAAAATTCACAAGTCTAATGGCTGGATTAACAGACGAAAAAAAATCTTTCTTCAGCTCTATTATAGAGAACATAAAGAAAGTGGGCAGTTTCGGAATGGCCTACGAAGACTTAGTTGTTAAGAATTCACAAGCAGTAGGTATATCGGAGGCACAATTCCTACAAAAAGGTGGTATTAAGGATGAGGCTTTCTTGTTTGGTTTAAGGAGAGCAGATACAACAACTAAACAGTACATAGCATATTTTGATAAGGACTACAAAAATAAAAGACACTATCTACAGGGATTTGCACAAAACCCCGAGATAGAATTTATTCTTGACACTATATGTGACGAAGCTATTGTTTACGACGAAAAGAACTTCTGGGGATATTTCTCCTTTATGCAGCACGATGATGTCGATGACGAAACATACGAGAAGGTTCAGAAAAGATATAAAGAAATATACAATCTATTTGGGTTTAATCAGGATATAGCCGCCTGGCATTTATTTAGAAAATTTCTTGTCGACGGTATAATAGCTTTCGAAATAGTATTCGATAAAAAAGGAAAAAACATAGTTGGCTTTAAAGAATTAGATCCTTGGTCTTTAATCCCCACAGTAGAGGCACAGCCTGATGGATCTTTTACTGACATATGGATTCAGTACCCAGATAACCCAGCACTTACCAGAAAACTATACGATTCACAAATAATTTATATAAGTTACGCCAAAGGAGGAGGTACTTCTTCCCGTGTTAGTTATTGTGAAAGAATGATCAGATCATTTAATCTACTTCGTATAATGGAACATACTAGGATTATATGGAACGTAATGAACTCTTCTTACAGGATGGCTATGACGGTTCCTATTGGTACTAGATCTCCACAAAAAGCAAAACAAACGCTAGGAGAACTTATGTCCATATACAAAGAGGATATAAGATTAGATACAGATAGCGGAGAATTAAGTATAGACGGGAGACCTAAAATACAATTCTTTAAAAACTATTTAATGCCTTCGTCACCTAATGGAACCCCAGATATACAACCTTTACCTGGAGGAGGAGATGCAACGGCTTTCTCAGATACCACAGTTCTTAAATACTTTGCGAATAAGCTAAGAATGGATTCTAAAATTCCAGCGACTAGATTTGGTAGAGAAGAATCTGGATCAGAGGGAACTATTACTTTTACTGCAGAAGGATTAGACCAAGAAGAAATAAGATTTGCTAAATTTGTAAATAGATTACGATCAATATATCAGGAAATCCTAATGAAGCCCCTTTGGGTTCAATTCTGCTTAGACTTCCCTGCTCTTAAGAAAGACTATATAATTAAATCCGAATTTGGATTAGATTACGTCAAGGAAAACATATTTAGAGAAGCCAAAGAAATGGAGGTCTTAATGGCAAGGAAAGACCAGGTAATTAAAATTTCTGCTCTTATGAACTCCGCCGGTACCAAGTATTTTAATATGGATTTCTTGGTAGATAGATATTTGGGTGTAAAGGGGCAGGACATAATAGGCAACAAAAAAGCTAAGGAAAAAGCTGCCGAGGAAAAAAAGAAAGCTGAAGAGGCAGGTGCAACTGGTGCAGAGGCAGGTGCAGAGGCAGGTGCAGAGGCAGGTGCAGAGGCAGGTGCCGAAGGTGGTGCAGAGGCAGGAGGAGACATGGGGACAATTTAATAAAATAGAAGATGGCAGGATTTTTAGATAATTTAGGAAAGATCAATCCGAATATCTCTAGGATATTAAAAACGATCAGTGGACTAGGTTCCTTCGGAATGGAATATAAAGATATGGTCATAGAAGACTCTATGGCGATAGGAGCTTCCGAAGCCGCTATGAGAGAAAGATTTGGTTTTACTGAATCTGATGAGGATTTTATTTATAGTATAGCTGCACAAGATACTTCTAACAGAAAATACATAGCATATTTTGATAAGGACTACCCAGTTAAAAGAGATTTTCTTAGAACTTTTGCTCTTAATGCAGAAATAGAATACATTCTAGATACGATATGCGATGAGGCTATAGTATATGATGAAAAAAACTTTTTCTGTCACCCAGCTTTAATAAATATGGATTTGAAAGATGACGTTATAAAATCCATGAGAGCTAATTTCAGGAAGTTATACGTTCTTCACAATTTTGCAAACGGACTAACGGGTTGGCAATACTTTAGGCAATTAGTCGTAGAAGGATTTTTAGCTTTTGAGATAATTTATTCCAATGACGGTAAAGAGATAGTAGGATTTAAAGAATTAGATGCTGTAAGTTTAACTCCCGCTATAGAAAAGAAACCTGATGGAACAAGAGAAACTATCTGGTGGCAGTACTACGGAGAAACAACTAGACAAAGAAAACTTCTGGATGCACAAATTATTTATATCTCATACGCTAAAGCCAACGTGGTTTCTAGAGTTTCGTATACAGAAAGATTGATAAGATCTTATAACTTATTAAAGATAATGGAGCATTCTAGAATTATATGGAACGTTATGAATGCCCAGTATAGAATTAAAATGACAGTTCCTATTGGTAGCAAAGCTCCTCAAAAGGCAAAAGAAACACTGGGAGAGTTAATGTCTGTATACAAGGAGGATATAAAGCTAGATACATCATCGGGTGAATTAGCAATCAATGGTAGACCTGATCTCCAATTCTATAAAAATTATTTATTTCCTCAACAGGGTGGAGAATCAGTAAAAATAGAAACTCTAAATGCACAAGGACCAAATCTTAATATAATGGATTCGGTGGTTTATTTCTATAACAAATTAAGACAGGATTCTAAAATACCTTACAATAGATTCTCATCACGATTTGGTGTGGGTTCTAACAACGTTTTTAAAACTGGAGCAGATGGTGCAGAGAGAGACGAAATTAGATTTGCTAAATTTATAACTAGACTTAGATCCATATTCCAAGAGATAATGGTAAAGCCTTTATGGATACAAATGTGTTTAGAATTTCCTGAACTAAAAAATGACTCGGAATTTAGGAGTCAAATTGGTGTCAAATTCGAAAGTGACAACATGTTTGGCGAATCTAGAGAAATTGAACAGCTAATCAAAAGGATCGATTTCATAACAGCAATGGGAGAAATAAAAGAAACAGTAAAAGAAGAAGAGGTACAATATTTCGACCAAGATTTTATGATTGAAAGATGGCTAGATTTGTCATATGAAGATATACAGCTAAACAAATCTTACGTTAAAAAAGCGGAAGAGGAAGCCAAAGCTGGAGCAACTGGAGCAGAAGCTGGAGCAACTGGAGCAGAAGCTGGAGCAGAAGCTGGAGCAACCGGAGCAGAAGGTGAAGCAGAGGCTGGAGGAGACATGGGGACAATTTAATTTTTTCGCGAAAACTTATTAATTTTATCTGGTATAATAATAAATCCTTTTTATTATTGCAAAGGGATTTCTATATTAGCTAAAATAGTATTGTATGAAAAAAGAGCTTGGTATTCTATTAGAGATAGAAAATGCCACTGGTAATGGGTCGCAAAAAATAAAACAGGATTTAATAAAAAACAACTACTCTAAAGAATTAGAATATCTTCTTAAAGTTGCTTTGGATCCTTTTCTAACAACTAAGTTACACAAACTTCCAATTCTGGACGATGCTCCGTATTTAGAAGATGGAGATTTATTCGAGAGATTTAAATCCCTTACAGAAAAACTTTTCTTAGCACCAGCAGCAAATGACAAATTAAGAGAAGAAGCATTTGAGATTGTTAATTGCTATAATCTTTCTGACGATGAGAAAAAAATACTAGGTAAGGTATTAACTAAAAGATTAAACATAGGTATAGGTGCTAAACTAATAAACAAAGCATTCAATAAGGAGATTATTCCAGATCCAAGTTTAATGTTAGCTCAGGATGACGAGGACGAAATAAAAAAGTGGGAAACCATAGTTTGTGAAGAGAAATATGACGGCGTTCGTGTTATCGCATACATGTCTGGGAATGAGATTAAATTTTATACCAGAGCTTTTAATGAAATACCAAACCAGTATTTAGAAAAAATAGCCAATGAGTGTTTAATTCTCATTAAAAATTCAGGGCTCAATGGTGATTGGTTTTTTGACGGCGAATTAACGGACTTAAACAGAAAAAGTGTTTCTGGAAAAGTCACACAAATGCTAAAAGGAAAACCTTTAGATTCTATAGGTGATGACCTTATCTACAATATATTCGATTTAGAAGACGCAGAAACACTTAAAAGGGGTAGGGGAATTATTCCTTTTGATGTTAGAAGAAGTACATTAGAGGGTGTTTTTATGACGTATAAGACATCTTCTCTTACCCTTGCAGATTCTTTCTTGACTTCAGAAAAAGAAGACATCTACGCTTACTATAACAAGATCGTTGCTCAAGGAGGAGAAGGCGTTATACTTAAAAATCCGGATCATGTTTATGAATGTAAAAGGTCTAAGAATTGGATTAAACTTAAAGAAGTAAATGACTGTGATTTAATTATTACTGGATGGTATCCAGGAGAGGGTAAAAGAGAGGGGTTTATTGGTGGCTTCTATTGCGAGGATTCATCTGGTACAGTTAAAGTAAAAGTAGGAGCAGGATTTACAGACCAAGATCTTAAAGATCTTAGCGAAAATCCAGATTCTCAAATAGGTAAAGTTTGTGCTATACAATACAACGTTATCATTAACGACAAGAACAATAATTGGTCTTTATTCTTACCAAGATTTATTGAGATAAGAAATGATAAGGATACAGCAGATGATATGAATGGATTGTGCAAATAGTTTTAATTTATTTAATACATGGGGACTAGAGTAACAAAATTTTTAAAAGGCGAATGCGAGATTCACGGAGAAACCAATTTCTATATCTATAAAGAAGAGGCGCATAAGTGTGTTGAGTGCACTAAGAAAAAATCTAAAGAGTGGAGATTGAAAAATCTCAAATACGTAAAACAATATTCAATTAAATACAACAAAAAAAATAAGGAAAAAATAAAATCTCTAAGGGATATTCGCAATGAAATAAGTAGGAGAAAAACAATAGAGAATCACGAAGATTTCTATAAAAAATTCGGCGACTATATCAATGATGTAGCATCTAGAATCCATCTAGAAAGCATACCCAGATCAATTAAGCACATTAAAGATCCCACGGAAGATAAAATATTTAATTTTCTTATCAAAGCAAAAAGAGCTCAGCTAAGATCATATCAGATTTTTAGAATATCCTCATATGTTAAATGGCAGCATCTTAAGTCACTAAATCTCCGATCCGCAACAGAAAAACAGAAATCTATTATAAGAGAGGAGTATAAAAGAAAAGCCAAAGAGATCGTTGATATAGAGATTGAAAAGATATTACAGAATTTTAATAAAAATAAATGATACAAGAATTATTAACAGAAAAATTAAGACCGAAGGAACTAAAACATATGATCCTTCCACAAAGAATAAAGGGCTCGTTTGAAAGTGGCCTTCAACAAAATGTCCTATTAGCTGGCTCTCCTGGATCGGGTAAAACTAGTATGGCTAAAATTCTAATAAAGAATCATCCCTACATTTTTATAAATGTCTCTGATGAAAGTTCTGTCGAAACAATTAGAACCAAAGTACATGATTTTTGTTCTACCGTTTCTATACTAGACGGGGAGAATCAAATTAAGATTGTAGTATTAGATGAGTTCGACGGCGCATCAGATCAGTTCTACAAAGCTTTAAGAGGCACAATAGAGAAATATGCTAGAACAACAAGATTTGTTGCTACATGTAACTATTTAAGCAAAATCCCAGATGCTATTAGATCAAGATTTGAAGTTTATGATTTTGATCCTATGAGTAAGGAAGAGGAGAGCGAAATAAAGAACCAATGGCAAGATCGTGTTTCTAAAATACTTAATCTGCTGGAAATAAATCACGACGACAGAAGTCTGGAGTTATTTACAAAGAAGTATTTTCCTGATATGAGATCTGCACTTAATACCATACAAAGATGGCAAATAGACGGAGTAAAGGACCTAACAGAAAGCAAAATAAACGAAATAACATTTGATCACGAGGAAGTTTTTAATATGATTCTATCTAAACCAGATCCAATTGGAAACTACCAATATGTAGTTGGACAATATTCAGGAAGAGTTGATGAGGTTATGGCATCTTTAAGCTCTGACTTTATTAAATGGATTGAAGAAAAGAATCCACATAAATTAAACTTAATACCCTCTATAGTTATTACTGTGGCAAGATATCAATCTCAAAGAAGTCAAGTAATAGATCCTATAGTTAGCCTATTAGCTTTAATATTTGAACTACAGCAGATGTTCAATAAATGACCAGTATACTAGACATTATCTAAGGTTTTAGATCATAATGCTTATTATAATATGCAAATAATAATATGAAAGGAAAAATCATAATAGTTGGACCAGGAGGATCAGGAAAAGATTTTTTAAGAAAGAAAATGGTAGGTAAGGGATTTTCTTATGGAGTATCTTTTACAAGTAGACCACCTAGAGTAGGCGAATCAGAATCTGTTGATTATTATTTTAGGTCCCTAGATTTTTTTGAAGCTAACTCCGATCTTTTTTTAGAACTACAGGAATTCAATGGATGGAAATATGGAATATCAAAAGAAGAGTTTAATGAGAAGGATCTTTTCATACTTAGTCCAGCAGGATTAAAAAGCTTGCCCGATGATCTTAGAAAAATTTCATTCGTGATTTATTTAAATCCTGATGAGAAAACCCGCATTAAAAGACTTGGAGAGAGAAATGACGCGGACAATGTGGAGAGAAGATTAATTGCAGACAAGAGGGATTTTTCTGGTTTTTTTGACTATGATATAATGATAACTAACGAAGATTTCTAATGACAACAGTTTGTATAGACGGGAACTATATTTTTCATAAGACCTTTGGTATATTCTCTGGATTTGGTTCTAAGAATCCAGGAGATGTTCTATCTTCAGAGGCTGAAAGAAATATGTTTGTAAGGAAAGTAATCACTGATCTGTGTTATGCTTTAAAGCAAATACCAGATGTAAAACAAGTGATATTTTGTAAAGATTCTAGATCTTGGAGAAAAGATTATAAAATAACAAGAAGTGTTTATAAGGAAAGCAGGGTTAAGGGAGAAGGCGTAGATTGGGGATCTTTCTTTAGACTTATGGACGAATTTTCAGAATATCTAGAATCGAACGGGTTTATTTATAGCTCATATCAAGGAGCTGAAGGTGATGACTTAATATGGGCATGGTGCGAACACTTATCAGAAAAAGGTGAATCTGTAATAGTAATAAGCGGTGATAAAGATATGCACCAGCTTGTTAAATATAATGATGTTTCTTGGGTTGGCATATGGAATAGTAACTCAAAAAACAATAAACTAATAGTTTCTAAAAACTGGAAAGAAGAATCAGAAGGTGAGACAACAATATTTGATGTTAATCCAACTTCTGGCTCCAATTCATCAAAAATGGAAAAGCTACTATCCTCATGTACTTTAGAAAGGATTGACACGAAGGAATATATTTTTAAAAAGATCCTAATGGGAGATAAAAAAGACGACGTCCCCGGTGTTTTTCCGTATCAAACTAAAAACGGAAAGAATTCTAATATAGCGGAGGGAAAGTCTAATAAGATCTGGGAATTATATTTAGAATCAGAGTGGAAAGATTTCGATATGGAGTATCTATGGGATAATCAAGATTTCCTTGGTTGGGTCGCAGGTTTATCCCTTAGATTGATTTCACAAACAGATAACACTGAAAATAGGGAAAGATTTAAGAAATTCTACGAGGAGAATGCTAGATTAGTTTGGCTAAACTCGAGAACTCTTCCTCGAAATATGGTAGAGGGTTTAAAAAATCATATTAATGATGTTTCATCAAAGGAGAGAATCACATTGAGTATCGATAAAAAAGAAATGATAGAAAAATCACCTTGGGCTAAAGAATCTACTCCTCCTAAAGGATTCGATCCATTTGAACTTTTTAACTAATGAATAATCCATTTGATATAATAAAAGCATTCCACACAAGTGGATGGCAAAAAATATCCGATAGGGATAAAGCGAAGAATCTATTTATGGTTAACAGAATATGTTCTATAGCTTATCCTTTGCAAGCAAATTCTTTTAATCACATAAAGATAAATCCAGAGAACGTAGTTAATTTTTGGAAGATCCTAGTAACTCACCACAACAAGAAAACTCCATCTTGGATATGGACTAAAACAGTAAAGTCTGAACGGGTAAAAGATAAAAAAGAATACAAAGAGGAGATCATAGAATTTATAAAAGAGAAATATCAAATCTCTAATCGGGAAATACAAGAGCTACAAAACTTTTTCCCTAGCAAATTTAATAGTTTTTATAAGGAGATCGAAACACTGATGAGTTAGATTGATATTTAAGTTCCGGATATATATTCTAAACATAATATTCCGGGATGAAGGAACTTAATCAGATTACAATAAGACAGCTGTTAGCTTCTAATACTATAGGAGTTAACAATACCATTACAAATGCTAATTTCGCTCAGCTACAGGAGGCTATTCTTCTTATTAACAGCGCTTTTGGTGTTTCTATACAAGGAAAATCTTTAAACTTCCCGACCGGTAGAATTACCACAGGTACTATCACTGCTGATACGCTAAGACTTCCAGTAACAGGAAACGCTTCAATACAGATAAAAGGTAGTAACGGTGAGATATCTGCAAACGGTATAAACACAGTAAACGATCTAGTTATAGGAGGAAACGCTATAATTGGATCTTCTAATTCTGGAGGAAGACTACGACTAATTCTAGATAGAACCTATACAGACGAAACCTTAAAACCAGGTATTCCTGGGCAGATAAGATTTATAGGTGGAGATTATGAAGCATATTTAAGCTTTGGCGAGGTCCAAGCATCATTTTCATTTGATATTGGAGCAACCGGTGCAAGTGGACAAACTGTAGCAGTTTTATATAATGGTGTTACAGCAGGACAAGCATCATGGATTAACAGCAATACAGTAACTGCACAATCATTAGTTGATAGTATTTTATCTAATCCCTCTGGACCTTGTTTAGCTGATTATTCTTTAAATACAGTAACTGTTATAGCTCTTCCTGGCTTAGGAGCAACTGCTAACAGTCATACAGTAACAGTTTCTGGTACTATGCCTGTTAGTTCCACCGGAGGAACCATGAGTGGAGGTATTAGTGGCACTGGAGCATGGACATCGATTATAGGTACCCAAGGGACAACAGGTATTACCGGTCCTACTGGCCCAGCAGGAGGTCCTACTGGACCTACTGGAGCTACAGGAACCGGTGCTAGCGGACCTACTGGGGCTACTGGAGTTACTGGACCTACCGGAGGAACAGGACCTGTTGGACCAACTGGATCAGCATCTACTGTTCCTGGACCAACTGGAGAAACTGGTGCTACCGGACCCACAGGACCTAATGGAGCTAAAGGATCACCAGGAGCTCAAGGAGTTACTGGTGCTACTGGACCTACCGGACCTACCGGAGCGGCTGGGTCTGCTGGATCAAACGGAGGAACTGGTGCTACTGGACCCACAGGGGGAACTGGTGCTACTGGACCCACAGGAGCTACTGGAGCTAATTGGCACGTAGGATCAGGAGTTCCTAATATTTCTTTAGGATTGAATGGTGATTTATATTTAGATGGTGACACAGGGGACGTTTATGAAAAATCAGGAGGCGTTTGGTCATATCAATATAATATAAAAGGAGCAACAGGGGAAACAGGAGGAACTGGGCCAACTGGGGAAACAGGAGGAACTGGACCAACTGGAGACACTGGACCAACAGGAGTAGCAGGACCAACAGGAGCTACTGGAGCTACTGGACCTGCTGGAACACCTTCATCTTTAGGATATGCTGATTTAACTAAATCCAGCACGACACAAACTATGAGTGCGGGTGCTATAATTCCTGTAAGGTTTGACACAACAAATCTCATAGATACAAACACATTTGCTACTGGAGATTTTACAAGCTCTGGTGTTACTGGAACGTATATAGAAACATTAGTAGCTGGTCAATACTTTGTTAGCTATAAAGTGGGATTAGAACATACAGCAACAGGAGGTGACAGCTTTATATCCACTAGCTTATGGAAGGGTACAACATCACCAGTTGAAATAACAAACTTTAGAGGATTTACCACTTTAGAGGATGTCACTGGGAGTAATAACGTTCCTTATGATTTAGTAACAGTAACTGGTATATTGGATGCTAATCCAGGAGATGAGTATTGGGTTAAGGTGTCTTATCAAGCAGGTGGAGCAGGCTCGGTTGATGTAACCAATAGTGATACAGGTTTTAATATATTTTCATTGGAGGGTACCTCGGGAATGACTGGGGCTACTGGTCCTGGAGGTAACGTTGCAGTTTGGGGAAGATTTTGGTCCGACTCAGATCAAAGCAATTCAATATCGGCAAACCCTTCTACTTTTACCAATAGTGATCCTAACAATTATGGAGTTAATCTGGTTTTAAGCTCTAACAAGTCTATAGAGGTAAGTGTAACTGGAACATACAGTATAGAGTATACTATACAATTTTCGACAAGCAATAATAGTGCAGCTGATGTATGGCTTGTAAAGAATGGCGTAGATGTAGTTGGTAGTAATTCAAGAGTTCCTGTTACGTCGGGAATATCTAATACATTTACTGGTAATTTCGTAATGAATCTCAACCAGAATGATTACATAGAAATACACTGGAGCTCTGTAGAATCCACTGTTACTTTAAATAGCATAGCTTTAGGATCTCCTCAGCCACCTTTAACACCTTCTATTATTCTTTCCGTATCACAAATAGCTTTTACTGGACCTAGCGGAGCTACTGGACCTTCTGGAGCTACTGGAGCTACTGGAGGAACCGGACCTACTGGACCTACTGGATCAACCGGGGCTACTGGAGCTACTGGTACCGGAGCTACTGGACCTACCGGAGCTACTGGATCTACTGGATCTACTGGACCTACAGGTTCAGGAGCAACAGGTCCTACTGGATCTACTGGACCTGCTGGACCAATAGCTAAATATGTGTTAAAAGTACAGTTCGATGGATCGGGTAATGTTGATTCCGTTACACCGTTCCCTGCAGCTAATGACGCATCCGGAAACACAATCACTTCGGGTTCTGGTGGATGGCTATTTACAAGAAACAGTGGAACACAAATAACAATAGCACATCCATTAGGTGTGCCTGCTTTGGATATCCAAACACACGCACAGGCTTCTGGTAAATATGTTTCTAGAAT